CCCGACAACAGTCACACAAAAGGCAGCATCAAAGTCAAAGATGTACTACTAGTCATCAATGACAGTAACGAAGCTCGCATAACTAAAATCACTGTATTTGATCGGATTCGCCTAAGGAATCAACAGCGTGGTATTACCCGTATCATGTTTAAATGGGGTAGCGACATGCACCGGGCTCTGGGCGCAAACGAATTCAAACATTCGACGTTCAAGAATGTTGAAGGTGGGTGTGGCACCAGCTTTGTTGTTTGTGACATGCTGAAAAAAGATGAAGTAACCTTTGCCGCACTAAAATACGACTTTCGTGTTCTAATGCCCAATGAAACTTACTATAAGTTCTACGACAGCAAGGCCAAGTGGATTGACGAAATCAACGAGGATGACGAAGATTAATGCCAACTCACTCTTAACCAAAGTCTTTCATGAATGTAATAGGCAAAAAATAAAAGCACTTGGATACCAAGTGCTATATTAAATCCTATTATTGGTGCTGTTATTGTTAATGCTACGAGTCTAAATGATAATGATTTTACTAAAGTTCTACGTTTGGATTCCACGGAATGCCCAGAAGTATTTACCATCAGTTTAACCAAATTGGTTGTTTTATCGTTTTCTGCGTATATAATAGTTGGGCAGTAGAGCATAATTAAAAGTATAGGTGCTCTATCAAAGTGCTCTATAAGAAAAGGAAAGTATGTCGAATTTAGGTTGTTTCACTTGTTTGAATTGTGGTAAAGTCAACACCATTAAAGGTCATAGCTATACCAACAAGTATTGCAATAACCATTGCCAAAGTCAACATCGCTCGCGACAGTTAGTTACTAACTGGAAAGAAGGCCGAGAGCCATCAGCTTGGAGCAAAGTCCCAGACTGGATTAAAAAATATTTGATTCAAGAGCGAGGACATCGTTGCGAGATTTGTGGTATCGAAGAATGGCAAGGTGAAAAAGCCCCGTTGGTCGTAGACTATAAGGACAACAACACACGCAACACTAACGAAGACAACTTAGAATTGATTTGCCCCAATTGCAGATCACAAAAATAAATTCATTAACTTAAAGGAAATTAAAATGAAAACTATCGGCGACAAAATCACAAGTTTTGCAGTAACAGGTGTTAAACCCGGTGCATTGACACCAGACGGCGCTTTTGAAACCATCACAGACAAGAGCTTTGAAGGTAAGTGGAAAGTAATCGTTTACTATCCTAAGGACTTTACTTTCGTATGTCCCACTGAGATTGTTGCTTACGACAAGCTCAATGGTGACTTTGCTGACCGTGATGCAGTTCTACTAATTGGTAGTACCGACAACGAGTTCTGCAAATTGGCATGGCGCAACGCACACGAAGATCTAAAGAAAACCAACTCTTGGAGCTTTGCCGATGTTGCCCGTGATGAAAACAGCCTTGCTGACCAACTTGGTATCTTCTACGGTCCTGCAGGTGCCGCACTTCGTGCTACATTCATTGTTGACCCCGACAACATCATTCAACACGTTACAGTAAACAACTTGGACGTTGGTCGTAACCCAGACGAAACTCTACGCATCCTTGACGCATTGCAAACTGGCGAACTATGCCCATGCAGCCGTCCTATTGGTGGTGAGACACTATAATGTTAGAAACTATATGCGACACGCTTGTTGAAGCATATAGGCGCAACTGGATTACCAGTCGTGATGGCAATGTTTCAATTCGTCATCACGACCGTGATCACTTTTATATCACACCCAGTGGCGTTCGTAAGCAAACACTACAACCCGATCAGTTCAAGAAGATCGGTATTATGCATCAGCCTGTTGATAGATTTAGCTGGACTGAATTACCTTACAGCGACATAAGTTCTAATCTAAAGCCCAGCGGCGAGTTACCGCTACACTTTGGTTTACAAAAGCGTATGGGTCAGCACAGCACGGATGTTCGTGTAGTGGTACATTTACATCCTACCTACTGTGTAGCTGCTATGCATCGTGGTATTGAATTAAGCAGTCTTGCTGATGACTTTCCAGAACTTAGTCGCTATACAAAAGTAGCCAAGAACGTAGGAGATGTGCCGCCAATCAGCCAAGAGCTTGCTGACCGCTGCCATGAAAATCTATGGCTACAAAAAGACGGCACCATTGCTTACGACATTGTAGGTATTAAAGGCCACGGTGTAGTTGCTATTGACACAAGTCCATGGCGTGCGTTTGAGCACATTGAACGATTAGAACACATCTGTCAAATTGTATTGGCATCAAGGAGTAATTAAATGTTAGAACTTATTTGGGCACTAGGTGCCATTATATTAATCGACGTAGTACTAGGTGGAGAGAATGCTTTAGTTATTGCTATGGCTTCTAGACAACTACCAGAGCATCTACGCCGACGTGCCATGTTATGGGGCACGTTTGGCGCAGTAGCAGTTCGCTTTGCTAGCGTTGCCGTACTTACATACTTGCTAATGATTCCAGGTCTAAGACTTGTGGGCGGCCTTGCGCTGATCTACATTGCTTGGAAGTTGACATCTAATAATCAAGATCACAGTAATGTAAAAACAGCGACCACATTCTGGGGTGCGATGGCAACTATTGTTTGGGCCGATGCAGTAATGGGTCTCGATAATGCATTAGCCATTGCAGGTGCCGCAGGTGGTAATTGGTGGTTGATTGTATTCGGATTATTGGTCAGTGTTCCTATTATCTTATTTGGTAGTACTATGGTTGCTCGACTTATAGATCGGTATCCCGACAGTGTTTTTGTTGGAGCATTTGTTTTATATGTAGTAGCAATTAAGATGATCGTACACGAGCCGTTTATCGACAATCATCTTGATCCAATGCACGACTTTTACGAAAACGTATTACCATGGGCAGGAGCGTTGATCTTAACTGCTAAACAATATTATAGAACAAACATTAGGAGAGTAGAATGACCGCATGGGTAGACGCACTTAAAGAATCCAGTATCCCTGACTATGCAAAGGATACAAGACTAAACATTGACGCCGTTGTAAAGCGTAGTACATTACCAGTCGAAGAAGCCGAGGGTGTTGCACTTGCAGCCGCTTTTGCAACAGGTAATAGCAAGCTATGGACTTGGATGGAAAGTCAGATTGCTAACAAGACTGAAACACAGGCTGCACTAACTGCTGGCGCATTAATGGCGCAAAACAACGTATGGTATCCTTATGTTGAAATGACCAACGATGCACAATTAGAAGGCTTGCCAGCACAGCTACGTATGAACGCTATTGCTAGCAGTGGCGGTACAACCAAAGAACGTTTTGAGGCCTATAGCCTTGCAGCAAGTATTATTGGTAAGTGCCACTTCTGCGTAAAGGCACACTACGACGGACTAAAGAAGATGGGCTACACAGTAGAACAACTTCGAGACATTGGTCGTATTGCCGCGGTGATCAATAGTGTAGCACGAGTAGTGGCAAACTAAATTGTTTTCACTTAACAAAAAAGGGCCTTTCGGCCCTTTAATGCTTCCCATCCCAAGGGTAACCTTTAATCGCTAATCAATACGTAGCCATCTTCTTGTGCCACTGAACCCACTTCACTTTGATATTCCATGTTCATTCCCATCTGAATGGGCATTTTAGGATCAAACTTAGATAGTGCTCTAATCATATCACCAACAGTGTTGATTCGACCAGACTGAATATCTTGGTTTTCAATGTTTTCTAAAACTTTTATATAATCTTGTACGGATTTCATAATTATATTCCTTTAATATATTTATCAGAACAGAACTTTCCCCGGTGGTTAACTTAACTTTTTAATTAAATTTAAATCAACAAAAAGCCCACCGAAGTGGGCTTTGTGGTATAAACCTCTATTCCAAATTATTGGAAACTTAGGTTAGATACAGCGATTTCAGCTAGGTAGTCACCAGCATTTCCTAGAGAAGATGCTGTGTTGGTTAACTCTACATAACCATAACGTGTCATGAAGCCAACTACTGGTTCGAAAGTAGCTGGGTCTAGAACAACGCCAGAGCTCATTAGAGGTACGTATGGGCAATAGAACGCGGCTGCATCAGCCTCGCTAGAACCTTTGTAACCAACTAGAACGGATTGACCGTCTTGTGCGTAACCATCAACATAAACACGCATTGCGCCGTTTAGTGTACCAACGAACTTGGTGTTTGTTGGAGCTTCGAATGTACCTTCTGTGGTACGAGCGAAAGCAGATGTTGTTGCGCTTTGTAGTACTGTTAAAGCAGCACTAGATACAACAGCCCAGTTACCAGCGCCACGACGTGTACGCTGAGCAATTAGGTTAGCTGCACGGTTGATAAGAACTGCTAGAGCAGCATGCTCGTCACCAACGAATGTAGCTGTACCGGAAACGGTAGCTTGGTTGTATGTGTACTCAGTAGCAGCAAGACTACGTAGAGAACCTAGAATTTCTTGGTCGATTTCTACGGTGATTTCTTGTGCTAGAGCTGCCATAACTTCAGCTTCTACGTCAAGACCATGCATAGCTTGTGCGTCTTGAGCAGCTTCGAAAGTCCAGCGTGCGCTTAACTTACGAGTCTTAGCTTCAACGACTTGCTTTAAGATCTGAACGTTGATACGGTTGCCAGGTACGCCTTCTAGGGTAGCTGTGCTACGTGCCTTGCCGTCAGCAGATCCGCCAACTGTAGCACCAGAGTACTGAGTTGCAATCTTGAATGGGCTTAGTGCTTCGTCACCAGCAGCAGTTGTTTGGCTGCTGTCACCACTGTTTGTTACGCCGTCAGCATAACGAACACGTAGTGTGTGGATCTGAGCTACTGGGCCGGTCATTGGCTGAACACCAACGATCTCGTTAGCAATAACTGTAGGCATAACACGACGGATCACTGGTAGAATTACACGGTTAAGTGTAGCGATGCTACCAGCAGCGGTGCTACCAGCAGTTGCGCTTTCTGCCAAGTGCTTGCGTGTATTCTCAAGAATAACGCCCATTGTGGTTCTCTTAGAACCGTTTAAGCCTTCTAACAGGGCTTCTTTGGTTTCGCCCCAACGGCTTTCTAATAATGCGGTTGTCATAATTTCATTTTCTCCTAATTAGGGTTTATTTTAGCCCTGCTAGTCGCTTCAATTCGATAACATTTGTATCGTCTTGTTCCGCGGCGACTTTAGCAGCCTTATCTCCAGTTACTTCAACACGGCTTTCAGCAATTACTTGCTTAGGTGCAGCAGGTTGTACTGCTACGGTGGCCTTGTTGTTTAGTACGGCTGGAAGATACTTTTCGTATGCACTCTGCAATTTTGCAGTTTGTACACTTTCAAGAAGTTCGCTCATAACTGCGGCCTTCTCTTTGCTCAATGGTTTCATCAAATCAGCCATTAAGGACTTACGTTCTGCAGATTCCTTGATTACACGAATCTCTGTTTCCTTTGATTCAACTAGTGCAGCTTTTTCTTCGGCTACACGACGTGCTTCGGCAATTGCTTGCTTCTGCTCGGCTAGTGTGGCCTGTAACTTAGCAATTTCTTTGTTCTCATTTAGGTGAGTAACAGCAAACTCGCTAGCAAAGGCTTCGAATAAGCGACGTCCAAACATGTTCTCACGAGCAATATGGATGTCTTCTTTTAGTTGAGTCAACTCAGACTCTAAATTCTTAGCAACAGCTTCTTTAACAAGTACAGAACTACGTGCAATAAATTGTTGTTGTAGTTCTGCTAGTTTCTCCTTGGCACCAGCAATTAAGCGTACCTTGGTTTCTACTACAGCTTGTTTGTCTTGTTCAAATTCTTTAATTTCTTCAGCAAGTGCCTTGATCACAAAAGACTCTAACTTACCGATAGAGTTTTCATAAACTTGACGATCCTTACGTAGTTCTTTAATTTCTTCACTTAACTTAGTTACCATGAAGTCGTTAAACTTCTTAGCACTTTCTGTCATATGAACTTTGAACTTAACGCGGTCTTCAGCTAGAGCAGCCTTTTCCTGGTGGAACTCAGCTAGTTCGCTTTGAAGACTTTCTGTTACCATTTTGTCTAGAGCCTCAACCATGACTTGTTTGTCATGCTGATAGCGTTGTGCAAATTCTTCACGTAGTTCAGCACGTACTGTTTCTTTGGCTTCGGAAAGTTTAGATTCCCAAGCTTCAGAAATAGCCTGCTGTGTGCTCTCGTTAATAATGCCACTATCTAGCAATGGTTTGATAGCATCTAACATTAGGTTTTCTCCTGTTATACTTTAAGGTCTTTGATGAAGCGTGTCATCGCTTCTTTCAGGTACTTTTGTACTCTTTGATCTTGAGTGGCATCACCCGCCATCCCAAGTATTTGTTGTCCACCACGCATGTTCATAAGACCTTCGTAAATTGCTTTAGGATAGGCATTAGGAGCACTCGGCTGGGCTACAATATCTACTGTAATGATTTCAAAGTCACTAACGTGACCGCTACTCTCATTAACGTTACCAGATCCACGGCTGCTAACACCCAACTTAACACCACTTGTTAGCATAGCTTTTACAAGCTCGCCCATTGGTGTTGGTAGGATTGTTAAACAACCGTATCCGTTAGGACCGTCCATCCACATTTTATCAATCATGTGGCTAACGCGATCTAAATTAATTTTTAAATCATCAGGATGGTCGACTTCGCCCAAGACACTGTTACCACTAACAAGTGTTTCATTGATAGTGGTAACGGCCTTTTCAATTTCATGAACGGGATAAACACGTTGGTTAGCGTTCTTCACGCCTCCCTGAATGAATATCCCTTTCATTTTGAGTTTCTTACCGTTTCCGTTAGCATCATCTTCGGTTAAAACCTGAATGCCTGCTCGGTCAAACGATAGATTCTCTCTTAGGTACAAAGCCATATTATTGTCCTAATTACTTCTTACCACCTTCTAAGCTCTGCTTGTTTACACTTACAGAACCGTCGGTAGTGCTACCTTCTGCAGACTTGGCACTGGCTTTGTTGCTGTACCAATCTTGTGCGCCTTTGTTGCCGCCCGGCTTGTTAACGTTGCGCTTGGCTACGTCAATTTCTTGTGCGTTGCTTACAAATCCGCCTGCTTTACCTTTTGGGCTGTTGCCATCAACATCACCAGCATCGCTCTTGCCTGTGGCAATGTTCTTAGCAGAACCTCCCATGTCATTTTTACCAGCTAGTGGGTTGCTTGTATTAACAGATGCCTTAGGTGTTTTGTTACCTGTGC